GACCGGTTCTACCGTAATCCGCTCAGAGTTTGCGCCACTGCTCGATATCCTCCCGGTAGGTTTCAAGATGCAGGCGGGCGAGATTCTCAACGACTCCCGACGCACTCATGCCACGCCCGCCGAGACGGCGGACAATCCCATCCAGCCGGTCACGCACTTCACCGCTGACGAACACGGGTTTGCGGTCGGTTATCTTAGGAACTTGCAGGTAAGCGGTACGGTACTCGTCCAGCGACAGCCTGCGTTGTTTGCTGCTGACACGCTTCTGCGGCACTGCCACTTCTTCGGGCGTTCCGCCTGACGGTTCATCCACCGTAGCTGTTTCCGCTTTTTTCGTGACGGTCTTGCCGGGTTGTGCCAGCTGTCCCGAATCCAGACCGATGTTCCTGTAGAAGTCGTCCATAGACTTCTCACTACGGGATTCCCTGCGTCCCATTCTTTCCACGATTTCACGAGCCTGCTGCTCACTGATACTTGGTTCTCTTTTCATTGTCATAAAACAGATTGATTAAGTTATTACTGTGGTCTTGGTCTGTACCTCGACCGATTATCGCAAGTAAAGTAAGATATTTTAGTGCAGTCAGTCAATCGTTTGGAGCCGATTGGGCAATTTTGTGCGATTTTGCTTTATGGTGACAGAAACATCGGTGAGGACTTCACAGATTTGCCGGACGTGAATAGCCGGAAGAACAAAGGTGCAATTACAGTCAAGTTTGAATTAAGCCCTTGTTTTCAATCTTGACACATTCCTGATTTCCGGAATTAAGAATATACACCAAATCTGTGCCAACCTCTACCAACCTGTGCCACATGCTTCCACTTCCGGGAAATCCATTGCCGGATAACAGATTATGTATTCCTTTGCGGCAAAAGAAGGAATACATAACGAAAAGAAAGAGAGTATGGAAATTCCGGTCATAGGCTTACTCGCAGATAACCGACTGACGGCATACCGGACAATGATTACCGTATCGGCGCAACACGCTTCCACTTTCTGGAAATCCATTGCAAGGCAGTAGATTATATATTCCTTTGTGGCAAAAGAAATAGTAACAATAAAAGTATGTATATGGAAATCGTATCAATTGAAAGAAAGACCTTTGAGGCAATGGTCGCCAAGTTCGACCGTTTCGTCAGTCGCATGGATGCCATCTGTCGGCGGCACGGAGAGAAGAAGATGAGCGAGTGGATGGACAATCAGGACGTTTGCCGGATGCTCAACATCAGCCCACGCACATTGCAGACGCTTCGGGACAACGGGACGCTGGCTTACTCACAGATAAACCACAAGACCTACTACCGTCCCGAAGACGTACAGCGCATTGTTTCTGTTGTGGAGGACAGGCGCAAGGAAGCAAAGTTCAAGGGCAGGACGATTTAATCACCTGCATATAGTAAACAAAGTAATTACACTAAATCCAAAGTAACATGAATGAACTGATTAACAAGGACAGCGAGTGGATAATCCACTTCATAGGCAGTCTCGACCGTCTTTTGGACAACTTTGAGCATCTGACCGCCAATCACCGCCCGACACTGAACGGAGAGCGTTTCTTCACCGACAAGGAGGTGTCGGCACGGCTGAAAGTGAGCCGCCGGACACTTCAGGACTATCGAAACGAAGGGCGCATAGCCTATATCCAGTTAGGCGGTAAAATCCTCTACCGTGAATCCGACATCGAAAGGATGCTGAATGACGGCTACCGCTCCGCTTACCGATTGACGGCAACCTGATTTTCTTGAAGGAGCACAGTTTGCCGTCTGCTCTATGGTTGCATCAGCAACGGACTTTCGGCAAAAAGAGAAAGGAACGGCTTACAGACGAAGCATCAAAATTCCGCTTCGTCTGTAAGCCGTTCCTCTCTTCTTTCTTCTGATTTCCCGCCAGTCGCTTGTTTCCGTTGCCGGATGCTCTAAAAGCGTGTGGCAGGCAGTGGCAAGGTTTTCGGGTTGAATACGCTCCGCAGGAGGAAGATTCTGCCCGAAACGGCTCTGCCGCCCGACCTTGCCGCTGCCATCAAGCCATGCACTACCTTTGCATCCGTGCATCGGGAACGAGTGGCTGACGGAATGAACCTCAACTATACCATCGGTTGTCGCTTCTGCCACAGGAAACAAACAACGTAATCGGTGTTTCTTTCAGGGTTGAACTAATTTTACTGATTATAAACTGCCTGAACAAGACACTCTCTTTACTGCATATCCTGAATGCAACGGCTATAATCACTTCAATGTTATAGACATCGTAACTGATGCCATCCGATTGCTTGACATACTTCATCGTGTCAAATTTGTTCAGTTCCTTGTTCTTGTAAATGGTATGAATCGCCTTGCGGACATCGCATGAGAACATCCCGAACAGGTCGGCTATCTCGAATTGTGTCATCCATATAGGTGCTGTCGGCATAATGACTACACCCGTTTCACTGATTGTTATTATTCCTCTGTCCATAATGTACTGAATTGATACTGTTTACTTATTGTTGTCTGTCTTTTCGCCGATAGATTGTATTTTCCTGCGTTCCATCAGCTTGTCCATATCTCTGGAGATTTTATCATCGGTTATCCGTGCATACCCCTGTGTCGTCCGGATATTGGAATGTCCCATCATTTTAGCGATGCTCTCGATAGGTATATCCGATGAAATCAGGAACGTACCGAAGCTATGCCGACTTTGATGATAGGACAAGTTGTCTTCTTTCCCTATGATTACACCCAGCTCATGAATCTCAAACCACAGGGCATCCCGATTGGGAAGCGGGAACACGGGATGTTCATCGTCAGTCGTGTTATACAGCGACAATATCCGCTCCGCTATGGGATGCAGTGGAATGAACGCCTCTATCTTTGTCTTCTTGCGGTTGATGCGGATGTACCGCCTACCATCCGCATTCGTCCCGATATGATGTGGATGCAGGAGCATTATATCCACATACGCCAGTCCGGTCAGGGTCGAAAAGATGAAAGCCCGTCTTGCCAGTTCCATCCGCTTGTCATACATCGGGGTGGAAAGTATCTTCTTGAACTCCTCATGGCTGATATACCTGTGCCTTGCCTCCGGCTTGGTTTCATATTCCATTTCCTCACAAGGGTTCACGCGGATAATCTCCTTATCGACTGCCAGATACAGCAGGCGGTTCAACCAACGCAGGCAATGGTTGGTTTGGGAAGCCCCGAAATTCTTGCATCTCTTCAAAAACGCTTTGTAGGCTTTGCCGAAGTCTTCCGTGACTTCTTCAAGGCCTATGTCTTTCTTGCCCAAAGACATGAGATAATTTGTCAGGTACTTCTGGTAATACATTGAACTCCGATAGGAAGAAGTTGAGTCTATTTCCTCGGAATGTTTCTTCAAACGCTCCCTTTCCCATTCCCCCATTTGCAGGAGGGTCGTCGGATGGATGTTGTTCAAGGTGATATGGTTCTTCAGCATCTCCGCACTGACCACACCTTGCGATTTCAATATCTCATTATAGGCTTCTTCCATCAGGCGCAGGTATTCCCGTAAACGGTTGTTCTCCCTTGCGGACTTTATCTCGCTCTTCCTGCCGTTCCAGTCTTCCGGTCTGCAATAAATTCCGGGACTGATGACGGTCTGTTTGCCGTCAATGGTTATACGACACAATACGGCGGTCGTACCGTCAGCCTTTACCTTGCTGCGGTTGATGTAGGGTAATAATGAAAATGTACTTCGCATATTATTCTTTAAGTGTTAAAGAGTGAGTTTGAAATCTTCGGTCGCTTTAATGAACTTGTCCATGTCCTCAAATAGTTTTTTCGGGCTTACACGGGCATATACCTGAGTGGTGGAGATATCGGAGTGTCCCAACATCCTGCTGATGGTCTCTATCGGAACGCCTGCTTCAAGCGTTATCAACGAGGCAAAGCTATGGCGGGCCTGATGGTAGCACAAGTCATCCTTGATTCCTGACAATGCCGCCAACGCTTTCATGTGCCTTCTGAGATTTGACCAGCGAAGTAAAGGAAACAAGGTTTCCCTGTCCTCACTATGGTACTTATTGATAAGCGCAATAGCTTCGGGCAATAGTTTTACGCTGGCACGGAGTTCGTTCTTCTTTCTGCGGTATTTCAGCCACAAAGCCCCGTCCTTATCCGTATATAAATTGGTATGTGTAATTGAAACGACATCTGCATAAGAGACTCCGGTATAGCATCCGAAGAGAAACATATCCCTTGCCAGCATGTGGGATTTGCGGTAAGCAGGTATTTCCACATCCCGGATTTTCTCAAACGATTCACGGCTTAATGCCCGTGGTGTCGTTTCAGTCTTCTTCGGCAAGGTAAAATGCTGGAAATGGCTCCTGTCGGCATACCCCTTCTTATAAGCCAGACGGCATATCTTCTTCAGGATGGCAAGATGATGGCGGACGGTATCTATCGCATATCCCTTGTTTTCCATAGCGAATGCTTGATAGTCGTGGATGAACTGTTCCGTCAGTTGCCCGAATGACAGGTCCTTGACCTTGTACTGATGCTCGATGAACTCTCCGAGGGTCAGACGCATATAGTGATAGCCGGGATAAGTTCCTTTCGCGCGGTCTATGCCGATACGGGCTTTGAGGTCGTCACAGACAACATCCGTCATTTTCATGAGAGTCATCTGTGTTTCCATGCTGCCTTGAAAATGATTCTTCACATCGGTGGCTTCAAAATCCACTTTACGACTCACAAGGCTGTTGAAAGCGTTGTTCACCGCCAACAGTAGTTTTTCAATCCTGGCATTGGTTTCCACCGCTTCCTTGCTCTTGCCGTTCAGACGGCTTTCACGTGGATTCCACAGTTCGGGAGTGCAGGACAGCTTAGATCCGAACTGCGCCATCGTGCGGTTCACGGTTATGCGTCCCATGATGGGAGCCTTGCCCGACTTGTCCAGTCCGCTCTTTTTGAGGTAGAGCAGCACCTTGAATTTTTCTACTTTCATACGCTTATATTTTTTAGTGCAAAATTACTTGCCGTATAAGCGTTCCTTGATATGCAAAACACTGTGTATGAGCGCAAATAAAACGGTGAGGGTTTCTTTTCATTGCCTGCCGTTACCTATTCCCGTTTCGGTAACTGCCCGGCTAACGGTTTGGTAACTGAACAACCTCAATATTCCGTTGCCGTTTGCATTTTCTCTACTTGGCAGAATGCTGAAATACCGTTCATTTCAAACGACTTACGTTTAATCTTTACCTCTCTGTGTTTCTTTGCATAGCCTATCACTTTTCATTGCTCACGTCACACGTTTGCTACGACCACTACTCTGGCTAAAGGCGTGCCGATTGAAACGGTGTCGAAAATGCTGGGGCATA